AAGACCTAAATCTGAATACGATGATGCTCCACCATGCATAGAGCTTATGGCAATAAATAAAATACCAGAGGGTGGTAGAAACAATTCTATGTTTCATTTTGGTGTGTATGCTAAAAAGAAATGGCCAGCAGAATGGAAGAGCAAGATGACATTGTTTAATGCAACAGCATCGACAACACCATTAAGTGAGTCTGAAGTAGAAATAATAAAGAGACAACACGATAAAAAAGAATGGGGTTATAAATGTAATGATACACCTATGTGTAACCTGTGTGATAAAAAATTATGTAGAGAAAGAAAGTTCGGTATTGGTGAAGAAATAGTATTTCCTGCACTAACTGACTTACAAAAAATTAAATTAGAAAAGCCATACTATTATCTAAACGTGGATGGTGAACGGCTACACCTGGAGAATGTAAAATTTTTAAAACAACAAAGTTTATTTCAAGAAGCGTGCATGGAACAATTGGATTTTAAACCACCAACAGTAAAACCAAAAGATTGGGACATGATAATAAATCCACTGATGAAGAACCACGAACCAATAGATCCACCAGAAGGTGTGACTACGCAGGATCAATTACAAAATCATTTAGAAGAATTTTGTTTAGACAGACACATAGGTTCTGACATAAAAGATTTAAAACGTGGTGGTGTGCTAACTAAAGATGGTTATCATCATTTTATATTTGATAAATTTTATAATCAGTTTTTAATTAGAAAACGTTGGGATGTACAGTATTCTAGAACAGCACAAATGTTAAAAGAAACATGTAACTGTGATGACAAACGTATTGGTAAAGAAAGAATATCTGTATTTGTTGTTAAACAGTTTGATAAAAAAACAGATGAATACACACAAAAAGAATTAAAACCAAAGGATCCTTATTAATGAAATATTTTATTAGGATATGGCAAGGTGTAGAACATAAAGTTTTAGGTTCTAAAGATGACACAAAAATTTGTGATGGATGTAAAATAGAATTTAATCAAAAAAATTTTCAAATAGCTAGTCCTAAAACAGATAGAAAAACTCAAGTAATTTATAAAAGATTAAAAAATAAATGTAAAAATTGTGAAAACCCTTTACGCAATATAAGAAACAATTTAGAAAAACATCCAACAACACCACCTAAAAAAAATTACTGTGAGCATTGTGGTAAAGGTAATACTTCAATTGTATTACATCATAATCATCTTACAGGTAAGTTTGTAAGATGGGCATGCGTAAGTTGTAATAGTAGATTTGTACACGATACATTAGAAGAACATATAAAAGATGCAGAAAGATGGTATCAAGAATGAGAACAATAGTATTAGGACCACCAGGTACAGGTAAGACTACTACGTTGTTAAACAAAGTAGATGATTATTTAAAACAAACAGACCCTGATAAAGTTGGATACTTTGCATTTACACAGAAAGCTGCATACGAAGCGAGAGACAGAGCAATTAAAAAATTTAATTTAACAGAAGACGATTTACCATACTTTAGAACATTGCACTCACTAGCATTTAGAAAACTTGGAATTAAAAAAGATCAAGTTATGCAACAAAGACATTATAGAGATCTAGGAAAAAAGTTAGGTTTTCCTGTAACTTATGCAGACTATCAAGAAGACCAAGGTAGTGCATTTACTTCTGACAGTGAATATCTACGCATTATACAACTAGCACAACTACGAAACATTACACCAGAACAACAGTTTGATTTAAACGAACACACACAAGATTTAGAGCGAAGCACATTACGAATTATAGACAATGAATTAACAAGATATAAAAAAGAATATAACTTAATAGATTTTAATGACATGATTACTGAGTTTACTAAGTCAGATAAGTCACCAAAATTTGATGTAGTATTTATAGATGAAGCGCAGGATCTATCATTAATGCAATGGGACATGGCTAAAACAATATGGAATAAAACACAGGATTCTTTTATTGCAGGCGATGATGACCAAGCAATATACAAATGGGCCGGTGCAGATGTAGATTCTTTTATAGCGTTAGAAGGACAATACTTACCACTAACACAATCATTTAGAATACCTGCTAAAGTACATGGTGTAGCTATGGGTATTATTAATAGAATTAGAAACAGGATAGATAAAACATGGCAACCTAAAACTGTACAAGGAAGTTTACACAGACATTACAGTGCTGACACAATTGATATGTCCACAGGAGAATGGTTGGTATTAGCTAGAACTAAATATTTATTAAAAGATATAGAAGAGTCTTTGTATCAACGTGGTCTTTACTACACATCTAAATATAGAAGAGGTACAGAAAAAGATTTACATGAAGCAGCTACAGCATGGGAGCATTTAAGACAAGGACAATTGGTAAACTTTAAACAAATAGAAAGTATAGCTAAATACATGGGACCTAAACATTGGCATAAGAAAAAAATAAAAGGTATGACTAAAGAATCTTTTTACGGCATAGATCAACTTATAAATGATTATGGACTACAGGTTAAGACAGTTTGGTATGAAGCTTTTGATGATGCAGGACAAACTAAAGTAGATTATTTAAGAAAGATGAGAGCAAACGGAGAAAGATTAAATGAGAAGCCACGAATAGAGTTGTCTACGATACATGGAGCTAAAGGTGGTGAATCGCAAAACGTTGTGTTGTTAACAGATCTAACACAAAATACTATGAAAGGTTACGAAAGAGATCCAGACGATGAAAACAGATTGTTTTATGTTGGTGCAACTAGAACAAAAGAAAACTTACACATAATAGAACCAAAAAAATATGAAAAAGGATATTTACTATGAAAAAGAAAAGCGTTTGGGATAAGCAGCATGGCGGATCCCACTATCAAAAATTTAAAATACAGCCTAGCAAGTTTGTAGTTGAGAATGAGTTGCTGTTTCCAGAAGGTTGTGCTATAAAATATATCTGTCGTCATCGACTGAAAGGAAAGAAGCAAGATATATTAAAAGCGATACACTTTTTAGAAATGATTATTGAAAGGGATTACGATGCAGATACCTCTATTTAAACCACAGACAGAGTGGCTGCCACCAGAAAATTTTCCAGACTTATCTAAGTATGATGAGATTGCAATTGACTTAGAAACTAAAGATCCAGACTTAATGAAGATGGGGTCAGGTTCTGTTGTAGGTAAAGGAGACGTTACAGGGATTGCTGTAGCTGTACCAGGTTGGTCAGGTTATTATCCTATTGCACATGAAGGTGGTGGCAACATGGATCGTAAAAAAGTTTTAACATGGTTTCAAGGTGTACTAGATACACCTGCAGATAAAATATTTCACAACGCCATGTATGACGTGTGTTGGATACAAGCGATCGGTTTAAGTGTCAGCGGTAAAATTGTGGACACGATGATTGCATCGGCCCTTGTTGATGAAAATCAAATGCGCTATGACTTAAACAATTGTGCTAAACGATACACTGGCAAAGGAAAAAATGAAACAGATTTATATCAAGCAGCTAAAGATTGGGGTGTTGACGCCAAGGCAGAAATGTATAAACTACCTGCCATTTATGTTGGTGCCTACGCAGAAAAAGATGCAGAGATAACTTTAGAACTTTGGCAAGAACTTAAAAAAGAAATACTTCATCAAGATATACAATCTATTTTTAATTTAGAGACTGAATTATTTTCTTGCCTCGTCGATATGCGGTTTTTAGGAGTGCGAGTAGATGTTGAAGCAGCTCATCAATTAAAAGCAACACTATCATCACAAGAAAAAGAATGCTTACTAGCAGTAAAAAAAGAAACTGGAGTAGATACGCAAATATGGGCAGCTCGATCCATTGCACAAGTTTTTGAAAAACTTCGCCTACCATTTGACAGAACCGAAAAAACAAATTCTCCATCATTTACAAAAAACTTTCTTCAGAATCACCCCCACCCGCTAGTGAAACGAATTGCCCAGGCCCGTGAAATAAACAAAGCCCATACCACATTTATAGATACCATATTAAAACATAATCATAAAGGTAGAATTCATGCAGAAATCAATCAGCTTAGATCCGATAATGGAGGAACTGTGACTGGTAGATTCTCATACTCAAACCCAAATTTACAGCAAATACCAGCTAGAAACAAAGACCTTGGACCACGGATTAGGGCCTTATTTGTGCCCGAGGAGGGCCATACATGGGGTTGTTTTGACTATTCTCAGCAAGAGCCTAGGCTGGTAGTGCATTATGCAGCTTTACAGAATCTCTATGGAGTGGGCGATGTATTGGATGCGTATCGCGA